GTGGCGGGGATCATAACCCGCCTTCGAAAAGATCATCCTTGGCTCTTAGCACAGCCCGGTCGCGGCATACACCCAGGAACGCTCTGGTGTGATTGGCGGCGTCGTTTAGTCCACGTACGGACGCCGTTGGTGCGACGGACACAAAGCACTATAAACATGGCCTACGGGCGGGGGAACAAGATCGGCTTTCGCAATTACTGCTGTGGAATCGCCGTGCTCATTGCCAGCAATTTGCCGCTGCATAGCCTCGCGTTTTACGGGGCTCTCAGCGCCTATGTGGCGATCCGCTCGGCCCTGAAACAGTAAGTTTGGGCCATCTTAGTGGACGTCGTATAGCACATACTTGTCATCCAACCCTGTTGTTGCTAGTCTGCTGTTCAGCATGAACTACGTCACCATAGGGAGCCTATGGCAGGCCTATTTGCTATTCTACACCTTCATCTGCCTGACGGCAGTTCTCTTGTTGTGGATCGCTGTGCGATCCCTCCATGGTTGGTTCTCAGGAATATTCCTGAATGTGGTCACAGGTGAGGAGGAACTCTCTTTCCTCCGTCTAGTCAGCGAAATGCAGGCTTTGGCGGATCGTGGAACGGGTTTCGTGTGTGCCGACGCGAGGGAGGCTGATGATGAGCCGGTGGAAGAGCATCTACGGAGTTTATATTCCAAGGAAACGCTACGACCCCGTCACATCAACTTCTCCGTCAGATTGGCCCTGCATCTGAAGGGCGAGTTCACCACTCTTGAGGACACCCAGGCCAATCGTCTGGTTCTTCGCAAGTCAGCGGTGGATTATTGCCGTGGCCGAAATGTCCGGCGAGTGCACATTGCAACACACGTCCCTTTGGCTGTCGAACTGGCCCTCATCCCTCTTACGTCTGACTTGACAGCACGTAAGGGTGGTAAGGGCCGGATCTCGGTCGAGTCAAAGGTTCAAGTGTTTGGCAGTGTTTGGCACTGGGGTGGCACCAATACGTGGTGCTATCAACTCTTTGGATTTAGGCCGCTGGTCAAATCCAAAGAGCCGCCAAAATAGGGGTGCCTACTGGAGGGGGAGGGTATCGATCGTCCTGGACCCATTCGTTGGGCACCAGACGCTGACATACGGGTGACTCACCTTCCTGGGAGGGCTCCAAAGATCAAACGGTTCATTAGGCTGTCCGGTGTTGGTGCTAGCAGTCCATGCTGGCTGCACAACAACAGCCTACATAATGTGCTGGTGGGGTTGAATGAGCGCGTCTTCGGTGTTGAAGATGGTGCCGGCGGGCTGAAGAAGCCACCGCAACCTCGCGCGGGCGTATTTGAGCTATTGCGGCCCTTCCGGGCTGGCGTCCTCAACAAGCTTGGCAGCTGCATCCCATGGAGTAATGAGGAATTCCTCAACTCATACGTGGGTTCCAAGCGCAAGCGAATGGAGGATGCTGTCGAGTCACTTGCCACGTGGCCGTTAACCATACGCGATGCAATGCTATCTACGTTCGTCAAAGCTGAAGGTGTCTTCAAGCTATTGGCAGCCCCGAGGGTAATCCAGCCACGATTCCCTCGGTTCAACGCGGCGGTTGGGCCTTTTCTTAAGGCATTGGAACACCGGATCTACGAGGCGATTGCTGGGTATCGCAAGCATCCGTGTGTGATGAAGGGTTATTCGGCAGCGGGTGTCGCCCAAGTCATTCATGACATGTGGCAATCTTTCCGCTGCCCTGTAGCCGTTGGCATTGATATGAGTCGGTTCGACCAACATGTGTCCGTCGAGGCGCTGAAGTTCGAGCATACCTTCTACACATCTGCATATCCGTCATACCGTAATCTGCGGCAGTGGCTGAAATGGCAGATCCTCAACCATGGTGTTGCCTGGACCTCTGAAGGTAAGGTGCGCTATCGCGTAGAGGGAAAAAGGATGTCTGGAGACATGAACACCGCAATGGGCAATTGCATATTGATGTGTGGCATGGTCGATGCATGGTTGAAAGACCGTGGCATCGAGGCTAAGTTCGTGGACAACGGCGACGATGTCGTTGTGATCCTGGAGAAGGATGATCTCCCTCGCTTCATGCAGGGGATGGATGGATTCTTTCTAGGATTTGGCTTCACTGCCGTCATTGAAGAGCCCGTGTACATTCTGGAACGTGTACGGTTTTGTCAATGCTCCCCCATATTTGACGGCGCAAGCTGGATTATGGTCCGGGAGCCTTGCAAAGCCATGGTGAAGGACGCTACTTGTAAGTCCCCATCATTGGGGCACAATGTCCTGGTCGGCACTCGCGCGTGGGCGGGTGCCGTGGGTCTGGCCGGTGCAAGCTTGGCTGGTGGTATTCCCATTTTCAACGCCTCATACGCTTACTTCCAATCCATTGGAGTAAGGAACGTGGGGGTGCAAGGATTTGGTGACATGTCCACCGGCTTTGAGTATATGGCACGCGGAATGACCAGGAATATCCGAGTGGTCTCAGCAGAGGCGCGGTTCAGCTTTTGGCTAGCTTTCGGCATTTTGCCCGACGTCCAAATTGCTATCGAACAGCAAATCTTAACCCTCGGTATCCCTACCAGCATCACACCGATGATATCCTCGTGTGACTACGAAGGTGTCAACCACAACCTCTTCCTTGAGCATTATCCATCATGGTGAAGAAGAAGATGACCAAAAGCAAGAATGGAAAGCGCACTGCAAAGCCTGGTGGTAACAACCGGCCTCGCATTACTGCTTCTTCTGGCTTGGATAGCTATGCGGCGGACTACGCCAAGCTACTGGCTGACCCGTGCCGTGGCCCCCTTGTACCGGGGCCCTTTGGCGATGGAAACGGCGGTATGATCTCCCGTTATGAGACGGATGTGATCGTCAACTCCTCTGCCACTGATGTCGCGGCGGTCGTGGCTTGGTGCCCCTCCGCGGGCCTTGCCTACACCAACAACGCAGCCATTACCACGTCTGGTATGGCCCTGACCCTAACCACCGCGGTTGCGGTCCCTGGTTCTACGTTCCTCACGGCCAATGTCTCCCAGTACCGGGTTCTGTCCGCCTGCTTGCAGGTGTACTACCCCGGTTCCGAGCAGACACGGTCAGGAATCATGTCCCTTGGGCAGTATCCGGGGGACGCTCTCACCCAGTCGTTCCAAAGCGTCGACAACATCCGGGCCTCCGCGCAGTACGTTGAACGTACTCCGGTGAACTCGAGTGAAATTGTCTGGCGGCCGAACACGTCTGACCTTGAGTGGTCCAATGGTGGACTGGGTACCCCGTCCAATCGCCAGAAGTCGGTGCTCATCGGCACCTTCGCCGGCATTCCCGTGTCAACTGGAATGCGGGTGAGACTGGTGTGCGTGTACGAGTGGTACCCCACCCAAGGCTCTGGTATCATGCAATCCGCTGGCCGGTCCACAGTGTCACGCAATTCCTTCGCACAGGTTGTGGCGGCACTGGACAAGGCCGGGGACTGGATGTATCACGGGGCCTTGGCTGTGGGCGGGATTGCAACGACGGTGGGCAAAGTCGTCACCCGCTTAGCTCCCCTTCTCTAGCCTTGGCATGGCAGCCATTCTGGCAAATCTGTTTGCTGCATTTTGTTTTAACATTTCTTCGAAGATACCCTGGCTGACTAATCCATACCTGTCTAGTCAACAGTGTCCTGTGCCAACAAGATGTGTTTGTCCTTGTGTGGTAAGTATGGAGGGGTTGTGGCATTTTACAGATGCCAAACGGAAATGACTAAAGCATCTTGCAGTAAACTCATACAGACGAATGGTGGTAACAGCCTTTCCCCTCGCAAAGGGGAAAGGGCGGCTGTTGCTTACACCCAAC